TCTGTTTTCATTGCATCTAGGGTACCAATAATGTCACTAAAAGACCCACCACTGACACTAGCGTCACAATAACCCATAAGTGTGCCATCACGATTGTAATAAACTTCTTTAATTTCATAATACTTACCTTCGATTTCATCTTCAAATTCCATTACTCTATAGTTCCACATTGTCGGCTCCAAGTATTTCTAATAATAAGTCATCATAACTTAATAAGTTTTTGTCTTCACCAAATTCAATTGTTAGCAACAACCTAGGCTCTTCAAAGTTCAGCACCATATGGTTAACCTGTGTATTAAATATATAATACGTATCGGGCTGGTACTGTAGCTCAATAAACTCACCAACTACAACATCTTTATCATGGGTAAATACACAATGACTCATACCATCATAAGGGTTCAGCACCATATTAATACTTACACCCCTACGAGTATCTGTGTGCCAATTGTAAAAAGTATTCGGTGGTAGCATCACAACGCCACCCATCAACGGATGCCTGCTACCAATATCCGCAATTACAGGGTCTTGCGCTAATATGTCATTAGGAATGCGTGTTGCATCAAAGTTAAAATACTTAACCCACTCAGCATTAGGTCGCATGGCTTCATTTATTACAGCTTGCGTTATATTTGATTTAGTTTTTATTTCATAAAATGGATTCATCGTCTATCTCTCCGAGTATGCTTAGCACGTACTGCCATCACTGTTTTAGTTTTTAACTTTTGCCCATACATATACACCACATACATAGTACATAACATGCACACCAAGAAGCCTAAAAAGAACGACAAGAAATAACACAACATATATTCAATCATCTTTTCAATCATTTGGCATCTCTAGTTCGTTAATATCAACTTCAATTTCTCTATCGCTAGGTAACTTAACCATTGCGGATGTAGGGAAGTGTCCTGCTTTTAATACTTCAACGACACACTCGCCTTTAGTCCACCACATCCACCTATGTAACCACAATTTTTTATCCCTCATAGTTCCTCCACACCATTTTTCCAATGAACTAAAAATTCTTTGAACCGTTCTACTCCTGCACCAATTGGCACAAGTATGCCATCCGTATCCATATGGTAGAACTCTTCCACCACCATTGAACCTGTGTCGGTATGTCCTTGAATAATTAATACTGTAAACTTATCTGATATTCTAGCTAGCTGTTTAAGTAGTATGTTTTGCCCCACGCTAATTGCTTCGCCTTCTCGTTTCCATTCACCTACCAGAAAGTATCCATTTCTTTCCATTACCATATCAATGTTTGACGGCACAATCTTGCCCATCAAGCCATTCAAATCTTTAAAATCTATATGCACTGCATTGGGGTTTCGCATCATTACTGCATAACCTCTTCTGTATCTGACATGTTGGGTACCCCATCAAAATCATGTTCCATACCTTTCATATAAATTTCTCTAGGTACCTCCCCCATTTTTGCTGTAATTGCACTAGCAATTGATAAGATTGCCAAAGCTTCACTAAATTGTACTTCCATTGATTCTATATACTGCATAACAGCATATGCGCGACTAAGAATTTCATCTGAATCCATAAGTTCTTGAGTTTCCATATTAATGCTCCTTTGGTGGTTGTCTAAAGCCGTTAGGCACTTGCCCAGCGGTTAGTTCTTGCATGACAAGTAGTAACTTCTCTAACACCTTTTCGTGGTCATCAAGTCGTTCTTGCATGTTAACTAAACCTACGTGCATCTTGGTTAAAGCCTCACGCAACTGTGCATCTGTAAGTGGTACTCCCGCTCCTTGTGGTTCACTCATTCTAATTCTCCTAAAAATTGGTGGGGTACTCACGTAATTACGATTATAAAAGTGGGCACAATATATCGTGCGCTTTCCCCCATAGCTAAAACAAACAATCACCTACCGCATCTAATAATTCCATGTACGATAACTTCTTCTCTACTATTTCTACTGCACCTTCATGGGCATAATCAAAATACCTAACGGCTTCGCCTTCTTCGTCAAGTAGCACCCACATTATTTATTTAACCGTTGTAACCGTTCAAGTTCAGCTTTTGCATAAAACAAAATCTTTTTAATTCCCCGTACTTCATCACTATGCGATGCCCTGCCATACCGATAGCACTCTCGGAATATCTCACCAATCTGTGCGTTCATATTCCTATCGCTAATTAAATCTTGCAACTCGGTTGCGCCATCAGGTAACTCATAATAACTAGCCGTTGCCCCGTCTGATTTTTCTTTTGTTGGTACCCACCCCTTTGGTGTTGCTTCATATTCTGTACTTCGTTTATATGCATCCATTGGGTCTACCCATTCTTTATCTGCTCCGCTTCCCATAACTTTTACTCCATTCGTCCATTTGTCATAACTAACTTTAATGTCCATCAAACATCCCCAATCCACTCTGAATACCACTAAACATATGCCCACCCTTACGTCTTGGCGGAGGAGCTATTGGCGTTTTTAGTAATCGAACGATGCGAGCGTGAGGTACTGTAGGTTTTATTTCAACTTTCTCTTCCTCATTTTCTTCCATCAGTTCTTCATCAGTAGCTTTATCTAACAATTTAGAATAGTCTTTTGGTACATATACCGCACTTGTTCGCCCATACTTGTATGAGCAACCACTTAAACGCTCTCTATAGATATGCCTAGAGTTACGTAAAACTTTTATAAAGTGGTCTACTTGGCACTTGGATAGACTTAAAGCGTCTTGTAGTTCACCGCTAGTTACTTCTTTACCTACCATGTAGTCTAGTATCCGTATACGAATTTTCTCACCTTCAACTGATGCTTTTACTTGCATTACGCTTCTCCTTTCATTAATACTGCGTCCACGAATTTCTATGCGAAACTACATCACTAAATGCAAACCCACTTTGTTGGTCTACGTTCCGCATACATTCCTCCACAATAATGTTTATATTTATGTCATCAAACCCCTCATCTTGATGGGTTTGATTATTAATCCCTCCAATCATCCTTGCGGTTTTTAATTGGTTTGGGGTTAATTTACGCCGTATAAGGGGGCGTATCTCTTCCTCAACAATTTCCATATGATTTTCCATAGCCCGATTCACAATTTAATGGTAAGTCCATACCCCACTTAGGTCGCATCCTCATGCACATCTCAACATACTCAACTGCGGTACTTACTTCTGCTTCGGGTACGATACAAGCAATAGCATCATGCACAGTCATTACTACTTTATACTTCTTATTTACTTGCAACATCTGTTCGCCAATAGCAATACGCGCAAGTGCTTGACATACATTCTCAACTACTTTGCCACCATAGATGCGGTTCGGGATGGTGGCTTTCCCTTTCTTCGTGTCGTAAACAAACTCGTCTTTACCTTTTTCATTTAATTGTTTACGTAAGTTTGGGTACTTAATATACATACCATTAGGCAGTCTGATACCTTTACGCCCTTCAACTGATAGCACACCCTTGCGCCCAAGCGGGGCGGTTTGGTCATTCAAAATTGCTTCTAGTGCAAGCCCTGCTTGTCGCCAAAGAATAGGTATCCACTCATAGGTACTTCGGTACACATCAATGATGCGCTTTGTTTCATCGGCTGTAAGTTCAACATTGTCACGGAGCAACTGGGCTTGGAACTTAACTGAACCCATCCCATACCCTGCACCCAAAATTGTCGTCTTACCCATAAATCGTTCGGGTTTTGTGATTTCATTGACTGGCTTTCCGTAAATACTGCTTGCCATAATTTTATAAACATCCTCGTTTCTAGCAAACGCATCAACAAGGTCGTTCTGTTCTGCCAACCACGCTAGTGTTCGCGCTTCAATTTGCGAGCTATCTGCATCAACCATCAAATAACCACCCGGGGCTAAAATTGCATGTTTCAAAACGGATGCACGAGGTAAGTTTTGCAGGTTTACTTTGTCATCGCCACCCCATCTACCCGTATGAGCCGCGTAATATCTAAGCGGGATAGGTAGCTTGCCCCGATTGGCAATCCCAATAAATCTTTCGGTGCGCGTTTCTTCAAGTGTTGACTTAGTACCAAGACGAGCCGCAACTAACGCTTGCACCATAGGCTTCGGGTGTTCTGCTAATGCTTTAAACTCCTCATCAGTCTTAGCAAATGCCCATGTTTCTTTGCCTGTAGTCGGGCTAATCTTACGTGGTGGCGCTACACCTAGTTCATATAAAGCGTTAGCAAACATTTCATTGCTCATCAATTGCTTTTTATCTATATCAACAATATCAAGTAATGCTTCTTTCTCTTTTTTGACTACTTCAAGATGCCCACGCAATACAGTTTCATCTAGCTCAAGGCTTGGTTCTGTAAACATCCGTATAGTTAAGTCAATCAATTTATACTCAACTAATGGGAAGTCTTTACTCATCTCAGCAAAGATACGTTGTGTAAGAGCCACATCATTAATACAATATTCACCATAACAAAGAAGGCTTTCCGCATCAAAATCTATCCTCCGCTTTCCAAGTGCATTAACAACTTCCGTACCTTTAACACCAGCACCATAATGTTCAGCCAACTTAGCTAAACTCCCACCAACTTCTGTACCATGAATAGCACGTGCCATAGATAAGGTATCAATGATTGCTTTAGGGAAGATGCCAAAATGCCAACTTAATATAGCCATATCAAACACAGCGTTATGTGCAACTACCATATGCTCGTGCATACTCAAGCCATCTAAGAACCCTTGCATCTGTGTCTTAGTACCACTAAACCATACAGGGTCAGCATCATCAACACCCACAGCTACGCCAATCACCTCAAATTCGGGTGAGCGTATGTATTCTTCCGTAGTCATTTTGCTCAATGAAAATGTTTGGGAGTAATATGTTTCAAAATCTAACGTGATGATTTTCATTTGCCTTTACCAAACGCACGTCTAGTTTCAAGTTTAGTTAAAGCATCATATAACTCTTGTTTTTCTGTTTTAGATTGTTGCTCTAAGTATCCACGCATTATGTCTATCTGCGAATTAGGAACCGAAATTGTTTTGGGCGTATTGCTTTGGTATTGGGCGGAAGCATGATAGTTCCCATCATCTGCATCAGCAAGAAGTCTAGCCATAACATCTTGGGTAAACTCTTCTGCACGTATCTGTTGCATTTTATCGCGCAGCTCTATTATTTCTGCCATGCTTAAAAAATGTAATTGGTGTTCCCAATGCGGTTTAGCATTGGGGTTTTTGAAGTGTGCGTCAACACGTTGATAGATTTGCTCTACTATGTCGCGCCACTTTACGGCTGTCTTGCTATTCACATAAAACTCATCGGGATTACTTTCCATCCGTTCAAGTAATATTTGTACGCCTTTGTTCATTTGATAATTCCTCTATTAGCTCACCTAACAATGTTAGGTTATTTTCGTTGATTACGATTGTCCTGCCACCTGCATCTCGGATGCTCTGCATCTCTTTTTCTTGCAAGGCGGTTGGCTTGTTGTCACCTGCTTTACACTCTATGCCTAAGAATAATCCGTTGGCGCAACATATAATGTCAGGCACACCACTACGCCCATACCCATGTGTTGCGGGGAAAAAGTAATATATGCCATGAGCCTTAAGTAGCTTAACGGCTCGGTCTTTAACTTTCTTTTCAGGGGTAAGTGCCATAGCCCATGATAACACATGGTTGGACAAAGTCAAGGGGAGAATAGATTTATTTTTGAGAGGGGGGAGGGTGGTGGGATATGTAGATTACTTGCCCACCTCAAGGCGTGAAAGGAATTAGCTAATTGAAAACGTTTGGGGTAATTAGCTAACCCCGATTTGTTTTCGCATCTACAAGGCTACTAGCAAATCGGGTTGTATCGTAACCCCTTTAATTTTATTAGTCGGTAGTCAGCAACTCATTAGTTAAATACCATATTGCGGCTTTAATGTCTGCACGTTTGTTGTCGCTATTGGCTCTAAAGATATGAGCTACTGCGCTACCTAGATTGAAGTTTAGCTTATAGTCGGCTATTAAATCAACTGCCTTTGTGTATTTTTCCGAATACTTAGGCATAATTTCTTCCTTGACTTGTGGCTTAACATCTGCTTTAACTTCTGCTTTAGCTTCTGTTGATTTACCTACTGCAATGCGTGTTGCTACTTCGGGTAACTTAGCACCTGTACTTTGCGCGTCACGCATTAGTTTGCGTTGCTCATATACTATTGTTACGTTTACCTTAGCGCGTTCAGCAATTGTCTTAGGCGATAAGTCGGGGCGGGTAGCTAACATCTGTCTTACTCGCGCCGTTCTGTTAATCTTTTGTTTCTTAAATGTTGGTTGTGTCGTTGTCATTTCGTTCTCCATTTAGGTTTGTAAAATCTTTTAATACAGCTCTGATTGTCGCTTGGATTTTAGTCGGGTAGTGTTTAACTAGGTAGTCATACACATCCTTATCAAGTCGCAAGCTAATTAGTTTTAGTGATACATGGTTTGCTTTTTTACCTCTCACAATCCTTTCTCCTTAGTTTTATTACGATTTTCCGATGGTGGTGTCCACCCATGTTTGCGCCATGTTCGCGCAACATCAGTATGCTCGGCTTTTACATACTTAAAATCTTTATCAAAAACAGATGGTGTTTTAGGTGGTGTCATTATTTTTTCTTTCTTAACTAGCTTCACTCTGTCCTCCTTGCCTAACAATGTTAGGTAGCATATTGATAACAAACACATCCTCCTCGCATTTGAAACCCACGTTATCTATTGCTTCACCATTGGCTACTAATTTAAGCATACCCACTTTAGTTTTGATTTCGGGCGTTACCTCATCACGATGGAATGAAACTGCGGGTGTATCTTTGAATGTAAAGTAAAACACATCGCCCATCAATGTCACCATACTAGCTCTACCCTCTGCGTATGCTTTCTCTAGTTCACTTGATTTGTCTTTTTCTTGCCATGCGGTTTCAAAGTTTTCAAGTCCATCAATACTCATTCCTGCACCCGCCGTAAACGCCCTAAACTCGGCAAGGTTTTCTCTGATATAAAGTAACATACCTTTATTCATGTTGCGCCATATGTCATGAAAGTTTTGTTGCTTTCTGTACCTATAATTACCTAATATATCTTTACCCCTAATAGTTATTTCTTTAACTAATTCCTTGTCAGTCTTAGGGAAAAACATTTTTGATACTAGCTTAAGAGCTTTCTTTAAGTCTTTTGTGCGCGTAACGCTACCACGTTGTCGCTCTTTCATGATGCGGTCATTAGTTACAAAAAACCTATTCCCACCCCAATACTCTGCACCTAGCCTACCTAATATATCTTTACCTTGCGTTACAGTAAACTCGTATGCCCATAGTGAATCTACTTCACTATATGTTCTGCCGTTATAATCTACGTTCTTATAGTCACGGCTAACGCTGTTTGGTGTGAATGTCCACGTTGGATGCCTCTTGGCAAGTTCCTCTACAAACATCATTGCGCTAGGTTTACCCTGCACTTGTAACGTTACCCTACTGCCATCGCGTAACTCTATTTCCTCGCTATGTAATTTGATATTAGCTAACATTTTTAATCTCCAATTCTGTTACATCATACGTATCTGTTGAAGTGTGTATTGGCTCACCCCATGAGCCATCAAAGGTATTTGCTTGTTTGATTGCATCGGCTTCATCATTAGCTCTAACCAATATTTCGTACACAAACTTTTCTGTAATTAAAACCTTAAAGTACGCCATCTTAGTATTCCTCTCTCACATGAATTGTTTTACCTATTGGTGCATATGTTTTCTTGTTACGCACGATAGTCCATAATACAGGCGCGTTCCAATTGTCCCCCCATCTGTCAATATAGCCGTCAGTTAAGATAATGATTGCTTCGGGCTTAATACCTTTCTCTTGCATATAGTCAATCATACAAGTCGGGTTTGTACCACCACCACCTTTTGGCTTTGTTGAGCTAACAATGTTAGGCAATGTAGCCATGTCATATTCCTCATGCCCTGCAACTTCACTATCCCAATAAAACAAATCTACTTTTTCGGGATGCACTTCGGTTGCGATAGCTTGCACCTCTGCCAAAAATTCTGATAGTTCCCTACCTTGAATAGAGCCACTCGTATCAATGCCGATAACTAAATGCCCTACACTCTCACCTACCATGCTAGGCATATACGTATCGGTTGATAAGTAACGGCGATTTACCCTACGCCAACTGCTTGCATCTTTAGCATTGCACGTAGCTTTAACAAACTCACGTAGTACCTCGCGCCAATCAACTTCGGGTTCTACCATCTCCTCCAATGCGCGGTCTAGCCCACCCCGCCCACTACCTGCTACCTTGTTATGTGCAATGATGCCCTGTCGTATAGCTTGGTCAATCTCTTTAGCAAGTGCGGTCTTTTCTGCCTCAGTAAGATTTTTACCACCATCCCAATCATGGTCATCCATACTGTTAGGCTCATCATCGCTATCAGCAAAGATACCCTCGCGGTTCTCTTTGTCCTCTTTAAGTAAGTCAAACACTTGTTTGGTATTCATCCCGCGATACTTCTCATCAACATATCCAAGAGCCTTACCATCTTTCGTTGGCATTGCCATGAAACTCTCGTTCGAGTCTAAATCTTTCAATTGCAAGTTAATCACAAAGTCATTCGCTAGGTTGCATAGCTGTCTGTCTTGCTCGGCTAACTTACGCCATGTAGTGATATGCCTGTATGCTTTATGCAAAGTTTCATGTAATACTACGAACGTAAACTCTTTATCATCCATACCCTGCACAAACTTGCGCCCATAAAGCTCATCACGCCCATTGGTAGATGCCGTTGGTACATTCGGATTGTCTGTAATAGCGGTCTTACCCACTGTCATCAAGCCACTCCACAATGCAAACTTCGGGTTACGCATAATGCTAATCTTAATCTTACTAAGCCTACGTTCTTCTTTGTCACGTACTACTATTTCTGTTTGTTCAGCTAACATTGTTAGTTCTCCTTAAAGTAAGTCCTCGTTCTTTTGTACCCAATCAGCAAATTTGCTACTGCTAAATGCAATTGATTGCTTGGTCGGGTTCTTGGCAATGTTGATTGCAAAACACGCTTGCCATTCGGGTTCAAAGCGTTCTAGGTAGTCCATAAAGTTACCAATGCTTTCTTTAGTAACACTAGCGATTGCACCAAAAATCATAATTGCACTAGCCCCTGCGCTATCGGGTACACGCGCGGTTTTAGGGTTCTTAACCACATTCTCGAACGGCTCTAATTGGTCTGAATAGTCAATGTACGCTTGCATATCACGTGATGCACTCTCACCGATTGCGCCACTCATAGCACATATCAATGTGTCCATATCAATCTTACTGCGTACCTTAACAATCTCACTTACACGCTCTAAGCTACGTGGGGATACGAACGCGGTCTGTACCTTTTTTGGATTGTAGATATACGGATTTTCTTGTTGGTCACCCTCTAGGTAACTCGCTAACGCATGAGGGAATTGTCGTACCCAAGCTAACACTTCGGGCGCGATACCATTATTCATTGCCCACTCAATCCACTCCTCCGCGTTCGGCTTGCGTACTGTTAGCGGGATGATACGATTTCTACTATGCGCTTTAAGGTTGTCACCTAGTCCATCACTTCCTAAGTTACCTGTTAAAAAGATAATGCTCTTAGGGTTGACTGATATATCACCCAAGCGCGGGTTAGCTACCTCAAGTAAGGGGTGCAACATATTTTTTACAGGTTCAGCACCTTTGGTAAACTCATCTAACATTGTTATAACAGGGTTGCCTGTATGTACCTTAAAGCGTGAGTTCGGATAGTATGCCGTTGTCTTATTCTCATGATTGATAACAGGCATTGCAATGTCACCTAAGTCCATGTTAGGCACATCAAGGTATGCCACTTCATGATTTGGCAATTGTGCCGATAATGTTTTAAGTAATGATGATTTGCCTATACCCGCTTCACCTTGCAACAGGTATCTATTCATCGGTGTTGCTAAAATCAATTGTGCCGCTTGCGCTAGTGTTACTGTCTTACCAAAATTTAATTCAGCCATGATACGTTCCTTAAAGTAAAGTTAAAATGATACTGCTTGCTACTGTTTAACATTGTATTACAATGTTATAAATAAGTCAACTGCTTTGGTCATTGCCTAACAATGTTAGGCTTTATTATAAAAATCCCACAAACCACTAAAATACGCACCATAGGTATCGCGCTTGGCTCTGCCATTATCCGTTACGTTCGCATTAAAATACTCATCGCGGTATAAGCCCATAAGCACCCTATCAAAATCACGTATTAAACTATCCGCGCGGATAATAAACCCGCTTGTATTCCAATCGTACTTGCCAAAGCTATGCACCATTATCAACATTGCTTTGTAATACCCATCAAATCTATCCTCGCTTTTGTCGGATATGTATTCCTTAAATTTTGCTATGTTATTTATAAATTCTTTTCCATCATCGTGTAAGTGATTAAAGTGCCTAATACGCCCAAAGTCCACGTTGTATAGTTCTCTGCCTAATTGGTTAGTCAGTTCCTCGCGAGTAAAAGCCTCTGCCCCACGTAACTTAGCCATACCATCCATGTATTGCATGAAGTCGCTATGCCTTGCGCGGATTGCTTTTGTGTTTTCGCGGTTGATTGTATGCGTGACTTCGGGCTTGCTATCTAAAAAGTGATAGTTTCCATCATCCCCGCGCTTAATAAATAAACTCTCGCTACGCCTAAGTCGTTGGTCTACGCCACCTATGCCAATGATTAAGCTATGGTCAAAGATATATGCGTTCACCTCTCTGCGTAGCACATCCCATATAAAGTTTGCCGTTGAAGTAGTGTTATATGAATAATTCTTAACCTCTACCCGCCCATCTTTATAAAAGGTAACAACAGGTTGTGCGTACATAATGCACTCAATAGCATCATCAGCATCGCGCTTTTTAATCATGTACCACGTATTGCGTCTATGCCCTAGCGGTCTATCATCGGTTGCCCGTCTGCGAATAGGTTTAGTTTCCTCCCATTGCTTTAGTGCTTCAGCATAATTGTTAATCTTATTGATACCCGAATTTCTACTGTGTCCATATGGCATGATATTTTCCTTAATGAAAAAGTTTTAATTGTCTTGCTCTGTGTCTTACTGTTAATAACTCCATCGCCCTGCCCTCTGATAAGCACTCAATGTATGCCTTAATCCATTTAATAAATACCCTACCGCGTTCTGCTTTGCTCATGCCATATTCCTTTCATCACTTGGTTGTATGCTTCTACTTCATCCTTTGCGAATATTGCATATGTCTGCCTTTCAGTTTTTGCAAAGCTATCCCATATCTCTTGGTCTAACATTACATAAAATGAAGTGCTACTTCTGCGCCATATCTTTTCAATCTTTGCCATATTGCACATCCAACATTCTCTGCGTTGTTGCCCATGCACTAAGTTCATCATCAGCAAGTATGTGTGTATAGCTTCGGTCTTTTCTTACTATTACAAAATCATCATCTGTCGGTCTGTCAAACGTTACATAGTAAAAATGCCTGTTGCCCCCAAACATCGCTTTCCCATCACGTTCTACCCTAACAATGTTAGGCTTATTTGTTTTCATCACCGCCCCTTAGTAACTTAGCTATGTCTTTCTTAGCGATAGCGCAAGCCAATACCTCTTGCGGGAATTGTGCACCCATCTTTTCAGCAAGGTTAGCTACGAAAGCCAACTGCGCTTCTTTGTATTTCTTTTGGCTAGGCACTAACGCCATTGCGCTTGCATAGTTCATCCACGCAATGAGTATCCGTTGCTTTACGCTAGGTTGTACCTGTACCACTTGCATTTTAGGTTCTGGGGCTAATGTTGCTTTTCGCTTTCGCTTAATCTCTGCCATGTTAGCTCATACTCCTAGCAAGTAACGCCTTGTTTAGTGAAGGCGCATAAAGTCGCTTCTTATAGCCACGCCCAATGTTTAGGCTCTTGTAATAGAATAGGGCGTTCGCAAAGTCACCTGTAAAAGTCCACTTGGTTTTGTAACTGCTTCGGTCTTTGCCTATCTGCACCATGAATACAGTCTTGTTAGTAAACGCGAGATACTCACCATTGAATGTCACGCTCTTATGAATTGTCTTGTTGTTTGCTTCACTCATCTCTTAACCCTTTTTTTAATAACTCAATTGCTTCTTGATTTGGATTGTCACCTAGCATCAGTACGTACAATGCTTTCTTGATGTCGTTAATCAGCTCATTATCTGCATCACTAATAACATCGTCTAACATCACCTCGTTCTTATTCATCCTGTACCTCCATGTCTTGCATCTCTGTATCAATAAAGTTAAACGCATCCTCTATCCACTTATCAAGGTTGACTAACATTGTTAGGTTCTTGCACTCTAACGCCTTGCGTGTAGCTTCCTCGCTACTCTCTGCCCATAGGTCGTACTCATCACGTTCAATAGATGTATTCATTGCTCAATCCTCCACATACAACAAAAATAAAATAAACAAACAAACCAATTGCACATACCCACGCTATTAGCGCATCCCATTTATCAGCGTTCATGATTATTCCACCTCTCTTAGTTTGTATTCTACGAACCCGCCCTTGCGTATCATGTCTTTCATCTCTTGCGTTCCCATCCAAAAACTAACATCATCGGGGCGTGTCTTACTTTGTTGCCTTGTTGTCGTAACTGAATACTTATCGTTGTTGCCTATCCATTTACCGATTGCATAGTCATACACATACATTGGGAAGTGATAGCCGTATGAATAAACCACGTACATATTTTCTCTTGCTTCACTAAATACTGAGCCGTTCCGTGTCTGTGGATTGCGTACAAAAAATTGTCTACGCCCATTTACTTCTTTTCTTGCATTGCTTAATGTTGTTGCACTCATGATATTTTTACCTTTCGTATGTTGCCTAACATTGTTAGGCGGGTTAGTGTTACGTTTTGTTTTATAGTATGTTGCTTGCTTGATTTCATACTATGGTTCTATTGTATTACAATGTTAGAATAAATGCAAGTGGTTTTGGTCGTGTAATACAATGTAAGTGACTAAAGATTGCGAGTTTATTTTTTAGCGTAAAACTAAACTAATAGTGTAGAAAGAAAGAAAAAAATAAACTACAAGGGGTTTTGGTCGTGTAATACAATGTAAGTGACTAAATATAATCTTACGTTGTAATACGTTGTAAGGAAAAAGTGTATTGTAAGAATTTTATTTTGGTTTTCTTACATTAGTTCTTACAATATAAAACCGCGTGGCTCTAGGTTAAGATTAAGTTTTTAAGTGTAATGTAAGAATGTAAGAGAGAAAAAAGAGTATATCTATGTAGCGTTCTTTTTCTTGCCGTATTGCTCGTATTACGTGCTAATAATTTTATGCGCTTTCAAAATTATAAGTTTTCTTACAATAGCCCGCAAACCCATTGAAAATTCGTTAAGTCATTGATTTAATGTGTAAGATTTCAAAAACAGGTTTTCTTACAATACAAGCTAAGTCATTGATTATGTTACGTAAGATTTTTTCAGTTTTCTTACAATACAAAATAAAAGTCTTACAATACAAAAAAGCCCCTCGCGTCTGTGAAAACTATCATTTTGGCAAAATGATGAAACGCCTTAAACAAAATCCCCTCGCGTCTGTAAGAACTATCATTTTGGCAAAATCCAAAATGAGAAAAGCCTAACAATGTTAGGCAATAAAAAACCCGCCGAAGCGGGTTTGGTTTGGTGAGGGGGATTATCCTAGCATTGTCACATTGACACCCAAACACGCCAACGCTTGGGTAATATGTTTTTGCGCCTCAACAATTTTGGTGTCAAGGTTTTCCTGTTTGGAATTGAATTTCCAAAGCGTGGTTAATTCCTCAACATTGCGCAACATTGCGCCACGTGCTGGGCTTGTTGCCTCGCCTGTATCGCCCTCGCCCTCGCCCTCGCCTGTATCGCCCTCTGATTTTTCGGGTTCGCCGTAACGCTCAACCTTACCAAAGTTACAAACCCTTTTCCAAACCACGCTTGGGTTCGTGTGGTTCGCCTCGTTCAATACTTTATAAAATGCTTTCTTTTCCGCGAGTACAGGCTTTGCCTCATCGCTTTGGTCTGAGTGCTCAATATCAAACCAATCAATACCGAACGCGCCGTTAAGCAATACTGAGTATTCACGCATTGCGCCGTATCCGCGAACCAAACTATTCGCCACCTCATTACGCGCCGTTGATAACGCGCTTTCTAACAATGATACTGTTGGTTCGGTTGTTGCTGTTGCTGTTGTTTTCTTAGTCATGATAATGTAACCTTTCAAAGTGTACTCGTTGGGTATGCAATGTGCCCGCCGTCAACTTAAGTACATTGTAGATGAACTTTGTAATACAGTCAACAACTTTGGTCGCAATAGCCTAACATTGTTAGGAATACAGGGCTAGGCGGTAGCCGTACCCCCCAAACAGGCAAAGAGGAGTCCCATTACCTTCTTAATCTGTGTTTTGCACATTAGATGAGCATTTTTGAAAACACCCCCCGGTCATGTTTGTGTTACAACACCCCCCACCCCTATATATTTTGGAAACACCCCCCTATCAAATATATTTGACATACCCCCGGGGGGTATATTTTTTAAAAATATACTTTGACACTTTATATTTGTATGCTATATTCGCGATATCACCCCTTTGCTGACAAGAAGCATGGAATATGATTGTTAAAGTAGAACCAACAAAAGACCACAAAATCCCCTACGACATCCAAGATGATGAGACGGAAACGTACATTGACGAGCTAAAAGTCGTTGCCAACACCCAAGATTTGCTAGAACAGCTTAACGGCCCACCCGAAATGGACACCGAGACAGCAGTTAAATCCGCCAAACTACTTGAGCAGTCCCTAAAAACTCACGATAAAAAGGCCCTAGGCACCGAAGCGGTGGCATATGGTGCAAAAGGATTCCTCCAGGCATACAGTAAACGGCTTGCATTCGATATGAATGACGTGCGAACCGCGCTTACACAGAAGTTATTAGAGCTTGCAAACTGTGGGGATGCTAGATTTGAGCTAAAAGCCATTGAGTTATTGGGTAAACATAGCGATATTGCCCTATTTACCGAGCGTTCTGAGGTCACAGTCAACTATAAAACCTCATCTGACCTAGAAAATGCAATCAAAGAGCGTATAAAACGCCTACTTAACGCAGATATTGTAGATGTAACCCCTCTGGATAGTGCCTCACTAGATGATATGCTAGGTGTTGCGGTAGTAAAACCACGTGAAACTGAGGAAGGAGACGTGGTTGACGAAGAATAGTCCGATAAAAGATGTAAATCTTAAGGATATACCCAGTCTACTGCATCTATTTACAAAAGAAGAGCAGGCTCGCATCCTTGAAGAGCTTGGAATACTTGAGAATTTAAAGAATAAGGAGATGGCACAGCACAAATTCATGTCATTTGTGAAAAAAGTGTGGCCTACGTTCATTGGAGGGCGGCATCATGATAAAATGGCAAGTGCGTTTGAAAGAGTGGCTAGCGGCGAGGTTAAGAGGCTTATTATCAACATGCCTCCGCGGCATACTAAATCTGAGTTTGGCTCCTATCTACTACCTGCTTGGTTCTTGGGTAAATTTCCAGCGAAAAAGGTCATCCAGACATCGCATACCGCTGAGCTTGCCGTTGGCTTTGGACGTAAGGTTAGAAACCTTGTCGACTCAGAGGTCTACAAGTCTATATTCCCAGGCGTGGGGCTACAAACTGACTCAAAAGCTGCTGGACGATGGGCCACAAACCACGGCGGTGATTACTTTGCGATTGGTGTTGGAGGCGCTGTTACAGGGAAGGGCGCGGATATTCTTATTATTGATGACCCTCACTCCGAGCAGGAAGCAGCACTAAGCGAGGTTAACCCAAAGATATACGACAAGACATACGAGTGGTATACATCCGGTCCTCGTCAGCGGTTACAACCAGGCGGTGCAATTATTATCATTATGACACGCTGGTCTAAGAAAGATTTGACTGGTCAGGTGTTAAAAGCTGCAGCACAGCGGTCAGGTGAGGAATGGGAAGTTATTGAGTTCCCGGCGCTATTTGAGGGAGACAAACCCCTGTGGCCTGAGTTCTGGAGTGTAGAAGAGCTAGTGGCATTGCGCTCAGAATTGCCGGTAGGCAAGTGGATGGCGCAGTATATGCAGAGCCCGACGTCAGATGTGTCGGCTATTATTAAACGCGAGTGGTGGCAGATATGGGAAGAAGAACACCCTCCAGGGTGTGAGTTTATTATTCAGTCATGGGATACGGCATTTACTAAATCTGAACGGGCCGACTATAGTGCATGTACAACATGGGGGGTATTTTACCATCCCGATGACACCGGTATATCCCAAGCAAACATTATTTTACTAAATGCGGTCAAAAAGCGTATGGAGTTCCCGGAACTTAAAGCTAAAGCATATGAGTCTTATAAAGAGTGGGACCCCGATGCGCTAATTGTCGAGGCAAAGGCTTCAGGCGCACCACTAATATATGAGCTACGCGCTATGGGGATACCTGTACAAGAATTTGTACCAAGTAAGGGTAACGACAAGATTGCCCGTATGAATGCTGTTGCAGATATATTTGCATCTGGTAGAGTATGGGTACCGCAGACCCGTTGGGCTGATGAACTCGTGGAAGAGGTTGCATCATTCCCATCAGGCGAGCATGATGACTTGGTTGACTCGATGACGCAGGCTATGCTGCGCTTCCGCAAAGGGGGCTTCTTATCCCTACCGTCTGACCATAAAGATTATGAAATGATGCCAAGAAGAAAGGCAGCGTACTACTAATGGATAACTATTTTATTGGAAAAATCCCTGCTGACGTGTGTAATATTGTATCATCTGAACTTATAGAAAATAAAAGCCAAGCAGCCGCATTACATAGAGATGGGAAGTTAGTTAATACAGCAATACGCGATACAACGGTTTGGTTTGCACCTGAATGGTATTGGTTTAATGGGGTACTACAGCAATTAGGATTAGAAGCCAATATTAAAACAGGATGGAATTTTAACATACATCAGCTAGAAACTATGCAATATGCCGAATATAAGCCAGGACAACATTATAAATGGCATAGTGATGTTACTGTTCTGGAAGGGCACTCAACAGATAGAAAAGTAACTATAGTATGCGCCATGAATGATATGGATGAGTATACAGGGGGGCAATTGCAGATTAAAGATATAAAAGGTGAACTAATAGAACCAAAATTAAATAAAGGCGATGTTATTGCATTCCCTTCATTTTTATTACATACAGTAACCCCAGTTATAACAGGTAATAGATATTCAGCAACTATGTGGCTTAGTGGGCCAGCATTTAGATAATTAAAGGATTAGTAAATGGCAATTGATAAAAGTTTATACGCAGCGCCGCAAGGTCTAGACGAGATGCTCGCACAGCAGAGCCAAGAACCAGACATTGAAATTGAGATTGAAGACCCAGAAAGCGTTACGCTAAACATTGGGGATATGGAACTTGAGTTCATGCCGGATGAAAACGAAGATGAGTTTAATGTTAACTTAGCTGAAGACATGGATGACCGCGAGCTTGTAACTATTGCATCGGAACTTACCGCTGATTTTGAAGATGATTGTTCATCACGTAAAGACTGGATTCAAACCTACGTAGATGGTCTAGAGTTACTTGGTATGAAGATTGAGGAGCGTAGTGAACCATGGGAGGGCGCATGTGGGGTATACCACCCGCTACTAAGTGAAGCGCTAGTTAAGTTCCAAGCAGAGACTATGATGTCAATGTTCCCAGCAGCGGGTCCAGTTAAAACACAGATTATTGGTAAAGAGACACAAGAGAAGAAAGACGCTGCAGAACGTGTTCAAGATGATATGAACTACCAGCTTACAGACGTGATGCAAGAATACCGCCCTGAACACGAGCGTATGCTGTGGGGCCTAGGCTTAAGCGGTAATGCGTTTAAAAAAGTTTATTTTGACCCACATTTAAACCGTCAAGTATCAATTTTTGTTCCAGCGGAAGATATTGTTGTTCCATATGGTGCAAGTGACCTTCAATCAGCTGAGCGTGTAACACACGTCATGCGTAAAACTGAAAACGAATTAATCCGTTTGCAACAGGCAGGATTCTATCGTGATGTTGATTTAGGTGAGCCATCAAACGTCCTTGATGAAGTAGAGAAGAAGATTGCTGAAAAGATGGGTTTCCGTGCGTCATCGGATGACCGTTTCAAAATTCTTGAAATGCATGTTGACTATGTAATGCCGGGAGATGAGCATAAAGATGATAAGGGCCATAAAACAGGTATTGCTCGTCCATATATTATTACAATTGAAAAAGGCACTAATACTGTCTTAGCCATTCGCCGTAACTGGGAGCCAGATGATGAAACATTCCAAAAACGCCAACACTTTGTCCATTATGGATATGTTCCTGGGTTCGGGTTTTATTATTTTGGCCTTATTCATCTTGTCGGTGCTTTTGCTAAGTCTGGCACTAGTCTTATTCGCCAGCTTGTTGATGCTGGTACCCTATCTAATTTACCAGGCGGTTTTAAAACCCGTGGTTTACGCGTTAAGGGTGACGATACCCCTATAGCTCCAGGTGAGTTCCGTGATGTAGACGTACCAAGTGGTACTATGCGCGACAACATTATGCCACTACCATATAAGGAGCCATCACAAGTTCTTATGTCCTTACTACAAAATATCGTAGATGAAGGTCGTCGCTTTGCTAATACAGCAGATTTACAGATTTCTGATATGTCAGGCCAAGCACCCGTAGGAACTACATTAGCTATTTTAGAACGTACGTTAAAAGTAATGTCAGCAGTACAAGCGCGTATTCACTACTCAATGAAGCAAGAATTAGGCTTATTAAAACAAATTATTGCCGCATATACCCCTGAAGAATATAGCTATGACCCAGTTGAGGGTGACCGTAGGGCTAAAAAAGATGATTATGATTTAGTCACAGTTATTCCAGTATCTGACCCTAATGCATCAACAATGGCGCAGAAGATTGTGCAATATCAAGCAGTTCTCCAATTAGCGCAACAAACACCACAGATTTATAATATGCCTTTGTTACACCGCCAGATGCTAGACGTCATGGGTATAAAAAATGCAAGTAAACTAATCCCTATGGATGAAGACCAAAAACCAACAGACCCAGTAACTGAAAACCAAAATGTATTAAAAATGAAACCTGTTAAAGCATTTTTAACACAAGACCATCAAGCTCACATTACGGTCCATATGGCTGCAATTCAAGACCCTAAGATACAAAAACTTATGCAAGGCAACCCACTGGCGCAGCAAATACAGGCGGCAATGATGGCGCATGTTAACGAGCATTTAGGCTTTGCGTATCGTATTCAGATTGAGCAGCAATTAGGGTTTGCATTACCACCACAACAAGATGAATCTGGCGATGATGTACCAATGGACCCACGTACAGAAGCGCAGTTGTCTCCAATGTTGGCGCAAGCTTCACAGCAACTATTACAACAGAACCAAGCACAAGCATCACAAGAGCAAGCACAACAAGCTCAGCAAGACCCAATTATCCAAATGCAACAGCAAGAGTTACAACTTAAAGCACAAGAACAGCAACGTAAAGTTCAAAAAGACCAAACGGATGCAGAGTTTAAAGCACAGCAGTTACAACTAGAAGGCATGCGCCTGTTAGCACAGCATAAGTCATCTAGCGAGCAACAAAAGAATGACATGATTAAAACAGCAGCACAACTAGAAGCAAGCAAGAAACAACATGTAATAGATAAAGGTGTAGATGTATTGAAACAATTATCAACACAGAACCATAGAGATAGACAATTACTAAACAAACCGACAAAAGGTGAAAAATAATGGAGTATAAAATATTTGATGTTCTTCTTAGCGAGTACAAAAGTCGCATGGATATGCTTTCAGAGGCATTAATACGTGGTAATTGTCCAACAATAGAGGAATATCGGTATATATGTGGTCAGTTACGAGGACTTGAAGCCGCATGTTTAATAATTACAGACCTCAAACAAAAACAGGAAGAAGATTTTGATGACTAATATAAATTTAGCACAAGCACTAGATTTATCAAAGCTGGCAGAAACAGCTAAAAAAGAAGCACAAGAGGAAGCAGAAATACGAGCAATCGTAGGGGATGCAACCGATGTAGAGAAAGCAGCCCAATTACCAAGACCTTCCGGATACCATATTCTTTGCGCAATTCCTGAAAAGGAAAAAGAGTATGACAGTGGGTTGGTTAAAGCTGATGAGACACTTAAGATGGAAGAAACCATGACTACGGTTTTATTTGTAGTTGCGTTAGGCCCTGATTGCTATAAGGATGAAAAACGATTTCCTAGCGGTCCATGGTGTAAAGAAGGTGACTTTATCTTAGTGCGTCCGCACTCTGGTAGTAGATTGGTAATTCACGGTCGTGAGTTCCGTTTAATTAATGATGATACTGTCGAGGCTGTAGTTGATGAGCCACGCGGTATTATTCGCAAATAAGGAGTACAAGATGCCTGAATTTGAGAAAGAAGAATATACGTTCCCCGATGAGCAGCCTGAAGTAAAAACTAGTAAGGATAAGTTTGAGATTGAAATAGAAGATGATACCCCTGCAGAAGACCGCAATCGTCAGCCTATGCCAAAAGAACTTGTTGAGGAATTAGACAAAGATGACCTAGAGCAATACGATGATAACGTAAAACAAAAGCTTAAACAAATGCGCAAAGTTTGGCATGATGAGCGCCGAGCTAAAGAATCTGCATACCGTGAGCAACAAGAGGCTATTAATCTAGCTCAACGTGTAGTAGAAGAAAACAGACGTTATAAACAAATGCTTCATACTGGTGAGTCTGAGTATAAATCCGCAATGGAAATTGCCGCTAATTATGAGTTAGCAGCCGCTAAGCGAGCATACAAAGACGCATATGATACAGGCGATACAGATGCTGTAATTGAAGCACAGCAAGCAATGCAAAAAGCAAACATTCGAATTGCTCAAGTACAAAATTTTAAGTTACCCCCTTTACAAGAAGGAGAAAAGGGTGTACAAACTCAATATCAAGAGCCAATCCAACAGGCTCCTGTAAATCGTCCTGACTCTCGAGCCTCAAATTGGCAAGAAAATAACCCTTGGTTTGGTCAAGACGAGGAGATGACTGCTGCTGCATTAGGCTTACATGAAAAGCTTAAACGTAACGGCGTTGTCGTTGGCTCAGACGAATATTACAGCACATTGGACAAAACAATGCGCAAACGATTTGATGACTATTTCGGCGAATATGAACCTCCGCAGGAAAAGAGTGAACGTGCTCCCACAAAACCGAGTAATGTAGTAGCTCCGGCAACTCGTAGTACTTCATCTAACAAGATTAAGCTACGTACAAGTCAAGTCCAGTTAGCAAAAAAACTTGGATTAACCCCTGAACAATATGCTCAAGCAGTATTAAAATTGGAGAAATAAAATGGCTGAAATAAATAAATTAACTCGTGAACTCGACACTCGAGCAGTAACTGAGCGTCCAAAACAGTGGCAACAACCAGAATTATTGCCAGAACCCGATAGACAAGAAGGATATGCTTATCGCTGGATTCGTGTTTCAACTTTAAATAGTGCTGACCCCCGTAATTTATCTGCCAAGCTCAGAGAAGGTTGGGAAGCAGTAAAGAGTGAAGAACAACCACAACTAGCAATGTTAGCCGACCCTAATAGTCGGTTTAAAGATAACATTGAAGTTGGGGGGTTATTACTATGTAAGACTCCAAAAGAATTTGTAGAACAACGGAATGCACATTTCGACAATCTATCAAAATCCCAAACCGAGTCTGTAGATAATAACATCATGCGTCAAAGTGACCCTCGTATGCCAATCTTCCAAGAACGGAAATCGAGCACTAGCTTTGGCAAAGGTAATTAATTTAATTAAGGAGTATTTTTATGGCATATCCTGTCGTAGCAGCACCTTATGGGCTAAAACCCA